TCGAGGTCGGCGAGTGTGAACTCGGTGCGGGTCTCGAAGTCGACGATGATGAATCGACCGGCGCCGGGACCGTTCCGCATCGGCTCGAACGGAATCGCGACCAGCGAGTCGGCAGCGGCAAGGTCGCGACTGCTAATCAGCATGCGAGCCTCGGCCTCAGTCGGGCAGGAGACGGCGTGGTGCCGGTCGTGGTAGCCGCGGAGGTCGGCGGCGACGGCGAGCATCAGACCGCAGATGTCCGGAACCTGAGCAGCGACCCGCTCGAAGGTCTCGCCGATCCGGTCACGGTCGAACACTTCGAGCTCGTCCTCCCAATGCCGCGGGAAGTCGTGCGCCATTGCGTCGTCAGGGTTCAGGTCGAGCCCGAACGCAGCGAGCAGGTACAGCGTTCGGTACGGGTTGCCGCCGGTCGCCGGGAGCATGGCGAAGAACGCCTGCAGCCGGTCGTGGATCGGCAGCCGCTCGACGGCGAGATCGCAGTAGGCGGCGGCAAGCGTGAAGACGTCGCCGAGTGGCGATTCGTCGCCGCGGAATCGCCGAACGGAATCGCGGGCGGTGTCGATGCCGAACGTGGCGAGGCAGGCTTCGAGGTCGGCGATCGCCGCGAGCACGGGATCGGAGGTGTCGGACTCGCCCGACCGAATCGCATCGGCGACGGATCGAAGGCGGGTCCAGAGGGTGGGCAGGTTGCGGGCGTTGCTGGTCATCGGTGGCTCCGGTGGTAGGTGGTCAGGCGGTCGGGGTGTCGGTGTGGACGGTGACGCCGTTGAATCGAGCCTCGCGGATGAGGCGGTCGTCGGACGCGGCGCGGAGTTCACGCCCATACTCGCGGGCGACTTGATGCTCACCCTCCGCGCGGTACGGGCGAAGAATGTCGGCGATGATGCGGTCGCGGTCGATGTTCATGGTGGACTCCGATAGGTGGTCAGGCGTTCGGGTCGTCGTGGCGGATGACGTCGGTGCGGTCGAGCCAGCCGTGGCGGAGGGCCGCGGGCGTGTCGGCGGGTGCGTTCTGCCACCAGACGTAGAGGTACTCGCGACCATCGCGGGCCTTCGCCCACGTCTCAGTACCGCCGCACGCGGCGATCCAGCGGGCGTCGTTGACCACGCGGGTCTCGGCGTGGGCGTCGACCTCGCCGTCGGCAGTCATGACGTCGGCGAGCATGCCTTCCAATTGGGCGAGATCGTCCGACCGGAATTCGGCGTTGTCGATGATCAGCAGGAATCGACCCGCCGCACGCGGGAAGGACTCGCGAACCGCGGCGTCGCACGCGGGAACGTCGATGATCGAGTAGGCGTCGTCGACGTCGGCGGGCGTGCCGTCGGTGACCGGCGAGTAGAGGAAGGCGGCGACGCCGCGGGCGAACCCCGCAGACGACCACGCGAGGTCGGAGTAGTGGTGGCGGTCGGACGGCATCGGTCGGCTCCTGTGGTAGGTGGTCGCCGGGCGACGTGCCGCGGCTCGCTGATGGTACCGTCTCGATCGGTCGATGTCACGACGTTCTGCAGAGTTTCCTGCAGATTGCGACCGCCGATCTCGAGCGACCTGGCCCTAAATCCTTTACGTTCCAGGCACTTACGGTCGTCTCGCGTGCCGTCGATCGGCCGACAAAAAAGGCAGGGCCGCAGGACGGGGCGGCACGAGTTGTGGCACCGCCCGCCGTGCATCGGATGCGACGCGCACGCCCCGCAGCATCCGGCGACCCCGCCGCGGTCGACCCCTCCCCCCCCGGTCGTCGTGGTCCACAGAAGACCCCGCCGGTCGCCGCTGCTGGTGCCGCCGCGGGCGATTCGGTGGCGTCCTGTGGCGACGCTGTGGCGGATGGCGCCCGCCCGCCCGCCCGCGCGCCCGCACACGGGGGGCGGGGGGGGCGACGCCGGGGTCGCGTCACGATACTGCCGCTCAGAAATTTCTGCGGCGCACATTTTGAACCCGCGTTTTTCGTTCAAAAAAGCCGGGTGTCTAGATATCGGAGGGGTTAGGGGGCAGGGGTGGCAGCAGGGAGGACTCCACACGGTGCAGATTCCACGATGATTCACCGCAGAGAAGCGGCTGCCCGTCTTCTCTCCGCCAAGCCTCTTCCCAGCTACTAACCTCCCAACTCCCGAAAGGGGGACCGGGAGTCGCCGCAAGGAAGACAGAACCGTTGGACGTGACCTGCGCAGTACGCGCGCGAAATTTTTTGAATTTGGGACGCGCGCAGAATTTTTTGAATTTGACGGCGCATTGTTTGGAATCTGCAGAATGCACTCAAGATCTGATTCAAGGTACGACAACACCCGCCAGCGTTTGACGCGGCACGCCGGCGACGCTGCTCGTTTCGGAACGCCGCTGGAGGCGGAGCACTGTGCCTCGTTCCTTCAGGCGTGGGGGGTGCTCAAGAACTGGCCGGTCGTCGAGCGGCTCGGCCCCGGATGGACTCTTCGATACTTGGTCGACAAGGAGAAGTTCTATGTCGCGGACCCGAATCAGTGATGCTCGAACCAGCGGGGTTCTGAGCCGTAGCCCAGGCCCATCGCTTGGTAGTGCTCACGGAGTTGGTCCTCGAGCCGCTGCTGCCGGCGGCGTTGGGCAGCCTCGTCAGGGTTGTGCCCCACGGTCTCCTGCCAGAGGCGGACCGCCATCGCGAGGGATTCCAGCTCGTCGTCGTGCTTGAGGCAGTTCCGTTGCCTGGTGAGGCGGGTGAGTTGCCTCTGGAGGTCCTGATTCGCAGCCACGCCGGGCGAGATCACCAGACGGTGCTGGTTCATGATCGGCTCAAGGGCGCCGATGATCCGCAGTTCCTTCTGGCCCGAAACCCGCATGGAGTCGAGGGAGCAGCCCCAGTCCTCTGTGAAGTGGTCGTGGAGGACGGATCGGAACAACTCCACAAACATCCCCTGACCGAAGTTGTCCTCGACCACGATTTCGCGGACCTTCAACTCCCTCGCCCGCTCGGCCAGTCGGCAAAGGGTGTCCGGGTCGTACCCTCCGACCAGGCCTCCGACGTCGAGACAGAAGAGTCGGCCGTTCAACTCAGCCACAATCGCATATCCGGTCTTGTCAGCACCGCGGCCCGACGGGTCGACCCACATCTTGACGCTGGAATAGTTCGACCAGTCCTGCGAGTACATGATCGGTCCATAGAACCCGTCAGACCCGAAGCCAAGACTCGCGATCTCCTCAAGGCGAGTGGTGCCGCCGCGGTCATTCGTTCTGCCCCACGCAATCGACATCGGGGCCTGGTCGACTTGCACTGGGAACACGATGAGGTCAGACAGCTTGAGGGGGTACTCAAGGCCGTCCGTGACCTTCGTGAGCAGCATGTACTGCATCGCAAACAGGGACCTGCCCTCAGAGGCCTCACGATCGCTCAGTTCCTCTTCGTCGAACCGATCCGGCCACACAGGCGTCCCAGGCTCCTCGCCGCTCTGGAGGCGTTCTACGAGCTCCTGAGCGAGATCGTCCGTGACCTCCTCTGGACGAGGCAGGCGAGCGGGCCAGCAGCGGAACGTGTAGCCGCTCTCCGCCATCTTGTCGTAGAGCGACTCTTGGTGGAACGGGGTGCCGAGGAAGATGACGTCGCCGCCAGGCACGATGATGTTGTCGAGTTCGGTGACCTCGTTCCTCAGACGCTCCCGCATCTCAAGCGTCATTGAGTTCTGCATCGATTCGATGTCGTCGCCGATGATCAACGACGCACGCGACCCGGTGATCTGCCCGGTGATCGAGGCCGCGGTGAACGACGGCGTTCGGTCGTTGTCGGCAGGTCCGATATCGAACTTGGTCGCCGAGTCACGCTGCCCGCCCTTGCGGTCTGGGGCCATGTGCTGAAGCCATCGCACCTGGCCGATCCACTTCCGCACCATGTAGAGCGAGTCCTTCGAGTGCTTCTCCGACTTGGAGATGATCAGCACCCGCTCGTTCTTGTTCCGGAAAAGCCGCCAGACGGCGTACCCCAGGGTCACGAACGTCTTCGACGCACCACGGAACGCTCGGATCCCACGCCGGCGGGGGCCTGCCTGCAGCCAGCGGGCGATCTCACGCTGATGCTGGGCGATCGGGGGCAGGCCGATCTCGGCCCAGAGCTGCTCGAGAAAGAACTCAAAGTCGTCATGAAGCCGCTCGATGTAGGCGTACACCTCATCGTTCACGTCACTCATCGGTTCCCTCGAAGAACATGAGGAACATCCACCTTTCGCCGCCCTTGTGTGGTGTCGCTTGGTGCCACAGTGGGCTGTTGTCCGCGGCGCTGGAGTAGACGAAGATTGATCCGAACAATTCGTCCTTGATCTTCCCATGCTGATCGCCATCTTCCCACATGAACTGCCCGCCCTCAAAGGTCCACGGAGCGGTCAGAAGCGTGACGGCGCTGTACCGACACCACGGCATGTGGTTCGGGGTCAGGTTCGACGTGCAGCCATCGAAGTGCCAGAGGTGGCCCTTGCTCCTGCTTTCCAGATTCCAGTAGGACTGGCCGCCGATGCGAACAGGGGCGTGCTGTTTGACGATCTCCGCGATTTCAAGGGCCGCCCCTTCCCATGCGTCTCGAGCGGGCTGACCACGAGGGCCGTCTATCTTGAGCAATCGCTCTCGCAACCCCGGCGTCACAACGTTCTGAATGAGCGTTCTCATCCGCGACTCTTCGTTCCGCTGCACTTCCAGCGCTTCCTCGAAAGACGGAGAGGGCTGTTCGGATCCTTCGCCGCCTTCGGCGAGTCACGCATCTGACCGGCAGATCTTGCGCAGTAGGCGTCGCCCTTCGCGGTTCCTGGCTTCACCCGCGGCCCGCCACCCTTGGCCTTGCCCGCCTGCCCGTAGCTCACCTTCTTGGTGCGTCCGGTCTTGGGGTTCTTGACCACCTTGACCTTCGCCTTGCCTCGTGCTGGTGTTGCCATCAATACACCCCCATGTATTGAGTAGGAGCGGCGGCGACGATGGTGTTCACGACGGTCACTGCATTTGGGTAGGCAAACCAACTGAGGTTTTGCCCGTTGGCTGACACGGTTGCATCGTTGACATTGACAGTGAGCCACACGTTGTCCGGGTCGTGCGGCTGATCTTGCCAGTGAATGGCAGCGCCACGGTAGCGTTTTCTGAACTCGAGACAGCCATCTTCGGTCTGGAACGAGCATAACACGACTCCTACCGCATTGATCGTCAGGCTGTACCACTGATGACGATCCCTGAGATCGAGCTCTCGCGGCCTCGGGTACGTCCCGTAATTGAACTCGACACGCACAAGGGTCACAACGTTGTTAGCCAACCCGCTTCTTGTACCTCTTTGGCCGGCATCGTACCTCGGGATTCGAGACCGCTTCTGCTTCTTTCTTGCTCGTATTCCTGGCATGGGTCAGCCCTTCTTTCGCTTTCGCATGACCGCGATGCGGTCCTGCTTCTTCTTGGCTTCCTCGGCAGCCTTCTTGCCGGCCTTGGTGTACGGGTACTTCTTGTTTCCAACCTTGGGCATCGTGTCCTCACTTTGCTCGGGTGATGTCGAATTTGACGCGGTCGCCGTCGCGAAAGAATCGGAGCCACTGGGCGCCGACCGGCTTTGGAGGAGCGCCACGCTCGATGTGCCAACCTTCGGCCCCATCGTGGTACTCATCCTTGTACGTTCCGCATCGCACATGCACCTGCTCATCGAGGTAGACATCGCCGGCGTTTGAGATGCGTTCTCGTGAGATCGGAACAAGCCACTGGTCGTGAGTGTGACCCGTCGCAATGATCTGTGCGTCCGGGAGGAAGACGGCCATGCGGTTGGTCTGGATCACACCCCTCGTGACAGGGCCGCCACCACCGGAGCCGTGAAAGTACTTCAGGCAGATACGGCGAACTCGAGTCGAGGTCATCTGGAAGTGGAATCTCACCCAGCCCCCGTATCCACCTGAATGAATTTCTGTCCCAGTGAGCTGCCGAATCATCGCACACGTTCGATCAGTCAGATCGGTTTCGTGATACTTGCGGATGGCCGTCTCATGGTTTCCTCTGCCGATCACCACGAAGTTCTTGACGAATGGGCTGTAGAACTCACACGCAACCTCGACCAACCGATCAAGGTAGTTGCCCATCTGGTACTCCTCGCGGAGTTGCGATCGGTCGGCCCGGCGATCGTACTTGCCCTGCATCGCACAGTGCATGTCGCCGATGTCGATGATCCCGGCGTCTCGATCCTTGGCCTGGTTGAGGTGCTTCAGCTCAAGGGACCAGTCAGTGTGGAGGTTGTCGTGATGTCGATCGGATGAAAGCAGAAACCAGTGCTCGGCCTCTCCATCCATGTCCACCCGGACATCCATCACGTTCCGAGACCTGAGTTCGCAACTCCATGGCAAGGTCATTCGTCAACCTCCGTTTCCTCGTTGATCGTGAGGTATCGGATGGCGACGATTGAACACCTCGGAATCGCAATGACGTAGTCGTATGTTTCGCACTCGGGCTTGAGTCCGCCAGCGACGCAAATGTGGTCCTCGTCGTCCTGCACAAGGAATCCTGCCTGGAAGATCCTTTGAGGCGTCGGCAACTCGTAGGCGGTGATCTCTGCGTTTGGAACCGGCTCACACGAGTCGACCCAGTCGACAAAGACCACGGGATAACCCTCCCGCACAGAGGGCTGGCCGGAAGACTTGGGCATGGTTGGCTCCTAGCCGGTGGCGAAGTCAGAGTCGTCGTTCAGCTCAGGGAGTCGGCGCTTTGCCATCTCCGCGACGATGTTGGCAATCGGGCTGTCTTCCGTTGGCACCGACGTGATTCCGCAATCTTTGAGTCGCTGTCTGATCACGTTCAGATCTGCAGAAGTCGGCTGGACTCTGACGATATTCCCGTCTCGGTCCATTGTCTCCCGCCCCTCCTCGAGCATGTTGAGAAGCATCTCGTCGAATCTGTCTCCCATGTTCTCGAGGCTCATTGGATGCCCTCCATAATTTCCTGAAGTTGCTGTTGCCTGGCCTCGCCGCCCTCTGTTTCAGAGAACTCAATTTCCTCGATCAGAGCCTGCAGACCATCGCGGGCATCAATGGCGAAGTCGCTTTGCGGCCCAAAGGCATCTTCCTTGTTGGCGGCGTCCACGGTGGCACGGTCGACCGCGACCTGATTCATGCGCGCTCGCAGAGCCGGGTTGGACGCGAGCGTCGCCTTCCACGCGATGCCCTTGTACATGTTGATGGCCTGGACGATTTGCCTCTGGTTGGAGGTCTTGTTGGACACGGGATCTGGCTGATCGGACCGGCGAGCCTGATAGTTCGGGTCCTCGAACATCTGCGTCAGGTGCTCCCGCAGAGTCAGGCCCGTGCCGGGATGCTTGACCAGGGCCACATTCCGCTGCCACTCGACGAATGCGGAATGCACCCCATCGGACGCCGGGATGTCCCGCAAGTCCTGCCCATCCTTGGTCGGACTGATTCTGGCGGGGACCGCCCCAGACCTGTAGACCTCAAGCATCACCGGGTCGTCTGTCTCTTGCGAAACCTTTGACACGTTGACCCGGTTCACCCAATTCCAAACCGGGGCCGTGCTTTCGGTTGCAGGTCGGACCTCTTCGCCAAGGAAGTTGTACCGGGGAGGCACGTTCTCGTTGTCTCCGAGGAACGTCCGGGCATTGAGGAACTCAAGCACACCACGGTGCTCGCGGACCACGGGATCGGCTGCCTGACTGAATTGCTGTTGGGCTGCAGAGAACGGAACAAACCCAAGGGCCAGGCTTTGAGTGAACCGCTCAAGACCCTTGTCTGATCGCCTTCTGTCCAGAAGATCCAAGAGCTGGGAGATTCCCTGAATGTAGGACTTCTCGCCCATCTGCGACGCGAAGGTCATGACCATCGCTTCGCCGAGACCGATTTGCTCCTCGTCGGTGTAGTAGCCGTCCTGAGCATTCATGAGCTGGTGAGTGTCTGCTGCCATGGCAAGGTACTGAGCGAGGGGGTCCCAGCCGACGTAACTGACGTAGGTTCCGTTTGGCGCCTTGAACGAGTAGGGCCGCCAGCCGGCGTCCATCCAGATCTTTCGCTCTTCCGGATTCAGCGGGCCAGCACCAGTGATCATGCCTTCCTCTGCAAGAGACATCACTGTTCCAGCAATGACGACGCCAGCAGCCTGCCGGCCACGAGCCTCGGCGACACGTCGAGGGTCTCCAGAAGCAAGGTCCTCGAGGTGCCGCCTGTGGAAAGCACCAAGGTTTGACGTGTCTGGAACACCGCGGCCCATGTCTGGAAGGTTGAACCCACGTCCGCGACTCATTTCCATTCCACGAGACATGAGTTCAGCCAAGATGTTGGTGGGCATCAGACTGAAGAACTTCTCTTGGATCTTCCACGGCGTTCGGAAGAACGGGACGACAAAGCGAAGGACTCCGCCGTACGAGTCAATTCCTCGCTGGATACCAGCGCCCAGACCTTCGAGTTCACCTTGGAATACCGCCCGCGTGGCGTAGTCCTTGGTGTAGGCGACATTTCTGGCGTGCGTCTGGGTCCACTGATCGTTGTAGTACTCGCGAACTGCCAACGCTCGAGCCAAATCGTCGTCAATTGAAGCGATCTCTGGATCGGCCAACGCCTCACGGACAATCTCAGTCTGGTCGCGAATTCTTCCGTCACTGATTGTCTCGTCAACCCGCCGCATGACCTCATCCCGCATGCGGTCCTTGTTCCGCGACAAGAACGCTTCAACCTGAATGGGGAGTGGCTCAGGAGGCAAGTCCCCGCTCCGAATCGCCGATTGCACAAATTCGTCTTCAATACGAGCCGAAAACTCACTGATCAAATGGACACGGCCGTTGAGCTGCCGGAAGAACTCGTCAAAGGTCATGATCATGCGGGAAGGTGAGCGAACGAAGGTTCCGGTCGAGTTGACGAGGTGCCGAACGATCGCGTTGTCTGACTCGCTCCGAATTGCGACGTGACCCTTTGGAGCGTCGTACAACTGTGTTCCAGGCATGAGAACGCCCTGTTCTTCCTTGAACGCACGCAGGGCGTATTCAAAGGCGACACCTGCTTGCAATACCATTTCTCGCAGGTTTTGTGCCTCGCGTCGAATCTGAGTGATGCCCCTGCGGTCGCCCATTGCTCGCATGACTGCGCCGCCAGCGAACTTCATCGACGAATCCAAGGTCATGTTCAGAATTGGCGAGAACAACGACAGCGTGAACCAGGTCTTCGGCCCCGAAAGAAGGTTGTTGACAAAGAACTCTTTGGCGATGTCGACCGACCGCTGGATCGCCCCGACCTGCTCAATCTCATTGCGAATGATCTTGCCAACGGCGAAGTAGTCGCGTGGGACCTCCACAAGCGCCAGTCCGTTCATCATGACTTCGCTGTCGGACACCAGTGTGCCTGGCTTCATTCCGATGCCGCGAAGGAACTCGTCTGCGACCTTCGGGTTCCTCAGCTCGTCTGGGTTGGGCAACTTGACGTTCTTCATGGCGTGACCTGCCCGGCCCCAGTTGGTACCCGAAGCCGACACTGACGCCTGCACAACCTGATACTCAAGCGCTGCTCTGTGCATCTGAGCGATGTCGAGCGGGTTCATGGTCGAACGTGCTGTCTTCGCCAAATTCACCAAGCGTTCAGCCTTCATGGTCAGCAGCATGTTGGCAGCCATGATTCTCTGATCAAGCGCGTTGCGACCAGTCTCTCGCATGTCGACGCCAGAGAGCAGTTCGCCCATGGTGTCGTCGATGTTCTCCATATCGCGACCCATCAGGCCGTTCACTCGCTCAAGAGCCTCACGAACCATGATGTCGCGGCTGCGGGGCCGCATCAACACATCCGCCTCAAGGAGTTCTCTGGTGAACGCATTGAAGTGAGCGATCAGCTTGAGGGCCTCTTCTGGCGTGCTTGCATCGAATCTTTGAGCCATTCGAGGATTGCCATCGACATCCAAGCGTGTCGTGCCGAGGATGTCCTCGGGTTGGATCACGCTCATGATGTCTTCGCCCTTCTCGTCAGCCTCGGCCATCTTTCGGATGACCGCGTCAAAGTCGGCAACACGAACATAGCGATAGGGGGCGTATCGAACGGGAAGACCAGTCACCTTGTTCAGGCGATCGAGCAGCGCTGACACCTCCGTGGTGATCGGTACGGTGCCAAGCCTCAGGTCTGTTGAGGCGTCGCGCATTGCGGCCCCAGCAAAGTCGAATGCCTCTCGGACGGTCGGCGAAAGCGTCGACGAACTCCGGGGGCCGCCTTCCAGCATGTAGGTCATGAACTCGTCGGCGAACCGCTCTTCTTGGAGCCGCGTCCACTGCCCGTCCCTGACCCCATACAGCATCTCGACCGCTTCGATCTGCTCAAGCGTAAGAACGCCCTGGCCGGCCTTTGCTCGCGGACCCATTTGCGTCACGCGAATCGCGTGACCCATTTCATGCACGGCCGTCGTCGGGTCCGCTGACCGGAAGAACTTGATCATTGCGATGCCTTCTTCTTGGTCAACGACCGCGGCACCGCGTGCTGTCAGCTCTGTGCTTGGCCCTCGGGCGGATTGGTAGAGGGTGGTGTCTGGTCCGAGGTCAGCGCCTGCCTCAGGGGCTGGATTCGGACCTTCTGCGGCCGCTCGTCGAGTTGCGCCTGCCGCCCCTCCCGCGCCTTCATCTGCCTGTCGAGCGACACCTTCAGTGCTTTCATACCAGGGTCGTCCGGTCCATACTTCTGCAGCATTCGCTCGTACGCTTCCATTCGCATCGACGATCTCCTCGGGGCTGACCCCTCTTCTTCCGACGATCATGGTATCGACCGCTTGGCCGTCGACATCCACGACTCCATCCATGATAGCGAGTTCACGTTGGAACTCGTCGAACTGATCGAACCTTGCCCGCATTCCCGCCGCCGGATCGCCTGAGCCGCGTATTGCGGCGCCGGAAGGCGACAGTTCTGGGACGTCAATGAACCGAAGACCAGTGATCGTTTCTCGTTTGGTGGTGCGAGCGCCTGCCGTAGCGGTGGAGATCGCTTCGACGTGCAGATTGTTCTTCTGCGCGTAAGCCAAGAACTCGCCGATGTCATCGCTGCTTCGAGCGTTGTCGAAGAACACCTCGACCATTGGACGTGCGTTTGGGTTTCGCGCTAGCAGCTCATCGAGTGGGATATCAACCACGTTGCCCGCAGAGTCGAGCTTGTCAAGTGCGAGGTAACGATGCACAAGCACGTCCTCGCCAGACTCTTGGCTTAGGCGTGCAGCCAAAGCCATGGGGGAAGCCATGGTCGGCTCGGCCTCAAGCGGATACTCGACCTGCTTTTTGCTGATGACCTCTTCTTTGGTCATCAGGTTGCCGTCATCGTCAACTCGTTGTTGGCCGGTCTCTGGATCAATGTCCGGCACTCTTCGCTTGCGTGGCAGCACTTCGCCGGTTTCTACGTCTCGCAGGGCGTCCTTGCTGCGGCCGACGTCAACACGCTCGAGTTCGCCACTGGTCAACCGATCAACATCTTCTGGGCGAGCCGGCCGCATCCGATCTTGCTTGCCAAACTGACGACCCAGCGTCATCTCGACATAGAACGGAGTGACACCGGGAAGGTTCCCAGTGTCAAGAGCCGAATAGCTCATGATGGTGCTATCTGCGCCCAACACCTGATCAGAAATTCGGGTCGCAGTTGTGACATCAATCATGGTCGGCGTCGAAACGCCAACACGGCCAGGCATGTCGGTGATCATGTCTGCAGCCATGTCGGTCTCAAAGTAGCCCATGCCCTGCACGGTCTGCCGATTTCCGAGGTACTTGTCGGTCTCGTAATCGAATGACCCACCAGTGCCGGCCTCATTGGTCCAGTTGTTTCGAGACCATAGCTCTTTCTCTTTGAACCACACCAACGCCTGAAGGTCGTCGGGCCGCATGTCGGCAAACGGATTGGCGTCGTATCCGAGCTCCTTGAACCTTTCCGCTGGCATTTCTCGCAACTCTTTCGCGGCGAGATCAAACACCTGCTGTCCCATGCCAAACGCTTGAGTCGTCGCTCCAGCGTCATCACGGATGTCTCCACCCATGCGGCCAACCTGCGGCAAGGTCATGAAGTTGCCGACGACCGCCTGCTCTGCAGGAGGCGGCAGGCGTCGAGAGCCAGCCAGCCGGTTGAGGGTCCTAGCGGCCCACACGTCGATCGTGGCAGCTCTGGTGTCTCCACTCAGGTTGGAGGCGAAGTTGAACGCCTTTGGCGATCCGCCGGCAACAGCTTCTTGATTGGCTCTGATCTGAAGAGTCTCGATTGCGTTCAGCAATCTGACATCGTCTTGCGAAAGATCAAGGCCCTGATCTCGGCGAATCCACGCCTCGCGAAGATTCACAAGCGCCTGCTGAAACTCTGGACTTTCCTTCTTCCCACCGAGTCCAAGGTCTGCCGGCGTAATCAGCCCGCGCTCACCATAGGAGACAATGTCCTCAGGATCGAGCACAGCACGGCTGTACCGTGCATTGAGCCAGTGACCGGCCAAGGTGTCCATGACCAGGCCGCCATTAGCACCAAACCGCTTGAACGCTTCACCAGAAGAATCAGCCGGGCCGATTACACCATTTTGGAAGATGATCGGGTTGTTCGACGTCTTCCACTGATCAAACGTCCCGCCGGCGTCGCGGAACTGGATGTAGTCGTCAAGCAGCCTGTCGTAACTGCCGCGGCTGTAGTTCTGAATGATGTCGACTGTGAATCGGAAGTTCTGCCCGACAGCGGTCTGTGGGCTAGTCGCGCCGAGCATTTCCGAAAACAACTTGTGCAGGTTGCCGAATTCGCGACGCAGCCTCCGCCGCATTGTCTCGTACCAGCCGCGGGCCGCCATGATGGTCTTGCCAGCCGAATCCGTTCGTAGGGACGTTTCAAGAACTTCGCCGACAAGCTTTCGAGCCAACGAGTTTGTCCGTCTGTTCCAGAGGGCCGGGTTCGCCTCACGGTCAATCACCGGAGAACTTGCGTCCTTCGGGTTTTCGCTTGCCCACGAATAGGTCCTGCTGCGGAACTTCAGGTCAACCTGCGGGTTCCCAGATTTGTCCCGCCGGAGCAGGCTGGTTCCAGCGATCCGCTCGCCCTTGCCATTCCTTTCGGCCGGAAAGATGAACTCGACGTCAAGCTTCTCCCAGTCCGAGAGTGGGAAGTCCTTGAGGGTTTCACGAATCCGGTTCTCAATGAAAGCAACGTCCTTCTTGCTCAGAGCGTGGCGTTCTTGCAAAGTTGCGATCTGAGACCGAATATCTGTGTTGAGTTTGCCCTCGCCTCGGACACGCTCGGTGGAGCGCTGGAATGCAGCACGATCGTCCTGAGGCCTGGTCGATTGGTACAAGACCATGTCGGCCTCGGCCGGAAGGTTGTCCGTGATCATGAAGGTCCGGTTCGGATCCGTGAAACGGACCATTGCCCGAACATCATCAAGGCTCACGCGGTTCTGAAGAGGCCCGGCCTGAATCGCTTCGTGAGTCGCTCGAGCAAACGCCTCAACAATTCGCTCGGTCTCGTTCTTGCCATCAACGACTGGGGGGAGTTCTTCGTCGACCTTGGCGACGATCTCGAGCACGGTCATCTCAGGATTATCGCGAGCAAGTGCTGTCGCTCTTGCGTTCCTAGCCATGAACCGCGCGGCTAACGAGTTGATTTCTTGATTCAACTCTCGTGACGCTGGCGCGTCAAACACCGCCCACGGAAGCGCGTTCGGATCTGAGGCGGTCTCACCAAGCGGCGACACTCGAGAAAGCACACCCTCTTTCTCAAGGAAGTTGATTCGCAATCCCTCTTGCAAACCCTCCATGATTTCCTTCGCACCACGGCCGTACATGCGGCCAGAATGCAACAGGCCACCGAGCATCATGAAGCTGCTCTTCAGACCTAAAGGTACGGCGACCTCGCCGATTGCGGCACCCTCGACCGCTTGCAAGAATCGAGCGTAGAGTTGATCCCCCGTTTCCTGGTACGCCGCACGAGAGTCCATCACCTTGAGGTACTCATCAACTGCGGAGTTCGGGAAGAACTCTCTGATTGCGGTGGCGATGTTCCCGTTTCGAGGATCAAATGTTGCCGCGTCTGCGAACGCTCCAGCCATCGTCGACGCGGCGATTGTCCGTGATGCACCGCCAACACCAGCAATTCGCGTTGCAGGACCGCCTGCTAACAGGAACCCGGTCGTGAACTGCGAGATGCCCTCGGCAAACTGCCCGGCTATGGCGCTGTCGCCATAGTCGACGCGAGTGTCTTGGGGGTTCGGAAGTTCATCTAGGTCCCAGCCACCTAGGCTGGCAACCAGATTGATCATGTTGAGGTTTGCGTTTCTGACGCCCTGGCCAATGCCAGCCGGGATGTTCAAGTATGGGAGGTCGGCAACCGACTGCGCCCATGGAGTGCCGCTGCGGTAGAACTCCGAGTAGTTGTACATCCAGCTCTTCAACCACTCGGTGGCTGGCTGCTCATAGATCTGCCGGATGATGCCGGACTCGCCGAGAGCCTTGTCTGCGAACTGCTCAACTTGCTGCTCGCGAATGAGTTCTCTTTGGTTGGCGAGGTCCTCTTCCATCGACACCCCGCCAATTGTCGGGCCGTCTTGCGGTTGGACCCCACCAATCTCTGGCGTGATGACGTCGGTCGGCATCCGTACACCAGCATCGTCGGCTCGGTCTTGTTCCTTGACGGCATTCTCAAGGTACTGCACTGCCTCTCGCCGGTCAGTCAACTTCTGCCCACGCATGGTCTCTTCAATGAGCGCGTCAGGAAACGGCGTCGCCGATGGGGGCAACAACTGCTGCTGACCTTGGTTGCTGGGGATCTGACTCATTGAGAGGTGCTCCTTGTTGGCCTCTGACGCCGCTTGTACTGATCTTCAGAGTAGAACTGACCGTCAGTGGTTGCTCTTTCCAGATAGTTTGCCGACTCCTCTGCGATCCACTGCTCCTGCGCCCCTCGGAAGGCTTGCGGGTCTTCCGTCCGCAACGAGAGGTTAGTGCCGAGCCATTTGGTGTAGTCCGCACGAAAGTCCATCAGCAGCGTGTTGAGACCTCTGACCCAATTTGGATCGACCTGCTTGTTGACTGGGACAACCTCAAGGTCCATGTCAAACCGCGGTTGAATCCCAAGGCCGGCACGGAATGCCTGCTCCAGCTTCGTTCTGGCTTCTCGGAAAACAGGGGCGTCGTACTCTGGCTGAACATCGTCAAGGATGCCAGCCTGTGCGATCAGCGACGTGTGCTGAGACAGCGTGATGTTGCCAGCCATAGCGGCTTGAGCAACATCTTCGCGAAGGTAGGCCCTCCGGGCGGCAACGGTCTCGATACTCCGAAGCGTCACAAGCAGATGGTTCGCGGCCTTGTTCTGGTCGACTTCCGCAACTTCCGTGCGGTACTGCTTGGAACCAGCGAGCTTCAGGAACTCATTATAGATCGAGTAGCCGTCCTCGCCGTATTTGCCGACGAAGAAGCGTCGAAGCTGTTGCTCATAGCCTGGGTCAGCTTTGGAAATAGTTGTCGGCTGCCCGTCAATTGTGACGTTGATTGCACCTTCTGACAGCAACCGAATGCCTGTGAGCATTCCCTGATAGTCGTTCTCTTGACGTCGCTGTTTGATGGTTTCCTCTGTTGCTTCCGCAAGTTCAATGCGCATGGCTCGCTCGCCGATCAGCGTAAACGCAGGCCCGAACGGATCGACCTGCTCCTGCATACTCTGCAGCCGCCGCAGAAGCCTGGCCGGATTGAACCGTGGATCCACCTCAAGTCCATTCAACGCCACCTCAAGACGATTGACCTGCCCGTCGGTCGGTTCGGTTCCTGGGCCGAACATGACCTGAAGAGGCCCTTCAGGAGCGAACACGTCACTTCGGATTTCTCTGGCAAGCACTCTTTCGGCCGAGTCTAGGAACGCTCGCTCGCCTTTGCCGAAGGTGTCATACCACTTGGCGTCGCGTTGATTCTCTGGGATTCCCCCAAGGATTCGGCGAGCGTGCTCATACCTTCCTGCAGCAACAGCAGTCTCGGCCGCCTCATACAGAACGCCGCGAGCCTGCGAACTGTTGAGTGGCTCGAAGCCCTGATCGTTTGCGGTGATGCCGATCAGTTCAGCGGGCGACGGCGGCGAAGCGTCTGAGGCCGCAATGTCGCTGGCGAGATCGCTGCGGAGCATCGTCTGCCTAGCCGCTTCCCGGCGGTTCAGCCACGCAAGCCCTGCCTGCACAGTAGGCGTAAATGCTTCCTTGTAGTACGCCTGCCTTGCCTCATCGCTCTGCAATTGCAAGAGAGGACCTTGCAACTGGCTCGCCGTCCACGCGGTGATGCCAGCAGGGCCATCGCCACCAGCCTCATCAATGAACTGCAGGATCTGTTCCTCGACCGTGAGCGGTGGCACGCCCTTGGTGGGGTCGCCGGCACGAGCAATCGTAGTGTCGAGGGTGTCGTCATCGAAGCCAGACTTGAGCATCACAGCGTCAAACCGGCCGGCCTCAGTTCCAGCCCCCCGCTCTGCTCTGTCCAACGCCTCTCGAGTCTGTCGAGCCTCGCTTTCTGTGCGGCGGAGCCTCTGCTCCTCAAGGGCGGCCTGCCGCTGGCGGATCGTCCCGTACTGGTACATGGACGTGCCGATCAGGTTGAGTGATCGGGAGATGCTTTCAAGGTCTGCGACGTTGGGTCGGTAGACAACTGCTTGGAAATTCGGAACAGTGACGTTTGCCTGCGAAAGTTGAATCGCAAACGGATCCATAGGCTGGATCGGCTGGCCCATGTTTCTATTGGACATCAGTCGGCTCCCCAGTTGTTGCCAGCCCTTGGGTTGCCCCGTAAACCGAGATCCCCGTCGAGAGACCGCCCATGGCACCAGCGAACACCGACAGGAACGGATTCCTTTGCATCGCGGCTGCTTGATCCAGAGTCGCCCTGAGAGAAGCCTGGTTGTCGATGAGACCTGATTCCGTCTGCGACTGAAGGGTCGTCATATCAGTGTTGAAGTTCTGGGCAATTGTCGCTTGGAGGGCGTCGCGACGGCCTTCAAGATCAAGCAGGCTCCGCATCTCGGTCCCGGAGAAAGCTGTGGTGCCCTTGGCAGCAGACGCCGCGATTCGAGCGCCTCGCTCTATGACCGCCTGCCGGGCGACCTGCAACCGTTGCTGATCAGACTTGCGGGCGATCGACTGAGCAAGGACAGCCTGCCGTCGCTCGAGATACTCGCTTTTGCGTGTTGCCGTGATTTCTGCCGATTGCCTGGTGCGGCGTGCGGCTTGATTCTGCCGATTCGCTTGCTCTGCAGCCACCGCCGCTGAGGCGATCATGAAGACGGGGATTGCTGCTGCTCCCATGGCTACTCCAGATTCGTGCTGTGCTTCCCGTGATACTCGATACCCGTGATCGTCACTGGGTAGGAGTTCGAGGATTTGATGGTGATGGTCAGATCTCTTGGCTGCCCGAAGATAGGCACAGAAAGCCTGCCAGTGTCGACCGACGTCGCGGCCTTGCTCACAGTCCTTGTCGGGACCGCCCCAGAATGCGTCGCGTCGATCTCAACGTCGTACGGACCGGACGAGGTGTGGGTCACAATCATCTTCTGCAGCGATATCCGGCCACCCTCGATGGGTTGGTTCTGGGGCGACCGCATGAACACCTCGCCAAGCTCAAGGTCCATGTCCCACTTGCGGCCGAGCACAACCGCGGTTCCGACCTCGCCAGTGATCGTGACCTGAGTACCGTCGCCATTCTGAGTCACCGCGTACTCATTCCCAGAACTGTCGACAGCAGTGTCTCGAGTCAGATCTGTTTCCTCAGCAGTGAGCGTGAACGTCGTCTCGCCGTCGCTCGCAGTGCCGGTTTTTTGAATCATATGGTCAAGATGAACCTCGCGATCAAACCCAACAAAGTCCGGGCTACGCGACCCGCCAAGGTTGAAACGGTCGATCTTTAGTCGCGTCTCAGAGTCTGCAAGAGATGTCTGTCGTCTCATGAGAAACAGTGAGTCATCGATCGTAAACATGTCCATGAGAGCGTCGCCAGCGAACGTCCACTTTGACCACGCCGACTGAACTCGATCGCTTCCATTGAATCTTGTGCGGTAGATGTACAGCTCTGAAACGATGCCAGACGGATTCTCTGATGCTTGGAAACCAGGAGGCGTGTAGTACCCGTCGAAAGTCACGACATGTGTATCGGTAATGATGACATCGTCGTCCTCTGTCGGCGGATCGGCGTTCTCCCAGGTCGCCAACTCGACGTACTTGTCACTTCCGTCAAAGTCGCCAAAGGTGTCCAACACGGACACTTTCACAGCACCACCGATGATGTCGCCAGTGGTAGCCGGAAACACGATCACCTGCTCGTTTGTCGGGCAGGTGTCGATCCGCTTGATGTCAGGTGGAATCAGCGTGTCGACATGCTCGGAAATGATGCGGGCGGTGTTGGTCGCGAATGTCTCCTCGTAGTAGTACTCAAGGAATGAGCTGAACTTGTCGTTCGTCCCGGCCATGTACAGGCGGTTGCCGATCATCGCTGGCCTTGCGAGCTGGGTGTCGTAGGCAGTGCTCTGAGTAATCGCTGCCGTGTCAGAGCTGAACACGCCGTCCACGCGAAGCTCAAACTGCCTCCCGGCCTTGGTGAGAACGACAAGGGTGTTCCGGAACGGCGTGACGTTTTCAATGATGTTGACGTCGGTCGCGGATATTTGCAGCTCGATTGGGTCCGCCGCGGTCGGCGCGATCGGAGAAGTCAAATAGAACTGATAGACGTCATCACTGCGGGAGAACGCAAGGTACTCATCGCTGGCAAAGCACAGACGATTGCGAAAGAAAGTGATGTCTCGGATTGGGAGGTTGTTCCTGATGAACTGCGGTGCAGGATCTCGTTCGTTTGACCCACGCTCTACAGAATAGGTAGCGGCGTTCGGCTGCTGGCTGATCGCGATCAACTCGTCGACTTCAAGGTCATTCGAGATGTTGATGTAGATGTCTCCCTCTGGCAGCGGCCCGCCTGTGCAAATGACCTTTCCATACGGGAAAGGGTCAAGTCCAAGATTGGTGGAACCACCATCACCCTGTAGAGCAACTTGCACTTCCTCAGCAGATGCGTTGTAGGGGATATTGTCGGTAGTGTAGTTTGTGCTGCCTGGGCTGTACCGAAGTCTGAAGCTTCCATTGATTCCAGAGTTGTCGCTTCCACGAAGGACCTGTTGGTAGAAACTCCGCTGCCCGAAAGGTGTCAGGTCAACAGTGAACTCAAGCGGCGATGTTCCGGTCCGTTGCATTTGGATCGGCATTGTCGTGGCATCGATCTGAGCACCGCTGGAGTTGGTGGCGGTGGGCTTTTTCGTGTTCACAATGAACGTGGTGTCTGCGACGGTCACAAACCTGAGGTCGTCCACAGTGGCGCCGTTCTCGCCAAGGTAGTCGGTCGCATCGTTCTGGACTACCACCGTTGCGGCGGACCCGTCACTTAGGTCGATGACCTCAAGAAAGAATCCGCCGGCCTTCGGGCCGTACACAACGGCGTACTCTTCATCGTCGTCGCGCTCGATTCGGTGCATTCGGTAGGTGCTGTTGGATTGCACGCCAGCAATAGACGCGATGGTCCGCCCACCCGGCCGCTTGCGAGCGCCATCGACCACGGTGAAGTCGACATTTTCCGCATCAGCAACCTGAGCCGGGAATCGAAGAGAGGCCGCTTGCTTGCTGATCCCCTGATTCAGAGAATTCACCTTGAGGACAAGAGGCTGTGTCGTCATTGCTGTGAAGTCCGCCGTGGGGCTGGAGGTTTTGGCGGTGTGCTGTTGAACGCACGCCTTGTCTCGAACGTGTTCCTAGTAGCCAGCATGTCTGCCTTCATCTCATCCACGCTGAGAACCGCGTCGAGATTCATGTTGCCTTGGAACATTCGCTGGAAGGACGCCTTGGCCTGCGTGAGAATGACTTCCTGCAGTTCCGGAGTCAGGTCCTCGAACGCAAGCAGTTCGACCTGATCGAGAAACACATCGTCTGTCGAACCAAGGTTGAACGAGTTGAGAATGGCGTCGAACACCTTTGGCGTGTCCGAGTCTGTGGTGTCAACCCGGAGGACAAGAGGCCGCCCCTCGCTTGTTCCGGCGGCCTGAATCTTCAAAACTGTTTCGGCCAGCACGACCACGTTGTCGACGGCATTGACTGTGGCCGGCGTGTAACTCTTGGAGTACACGGTGTTTTCCGGCCACCCACGAGCCTGCACTCGTTTGTTGTGGCGGTCAATGTGCTTCTCGGCGAGGTAGTAGATCGATGCCGTGTCTCCTCCAGCGGAGGGTTTGGTCACGCCAGACATCGGGAACTCGCCGACAGTCTCGACAATCTCGTTGATGCCATCAATGAACGTGTAGCCAGGTCCTGCCATCAGTACACGCTCCTATCTGGCATCCGTCGGCGGCCGCGGATCTGCACCATTTCGTTGGTCTCAAGCACATTGACATCTGCTCGACGCATCTCGTCCCGTCGGGCAATGGCTTCCGCCCGGTTGAGTTCCATGCTCAAGAGCTGCAAGTCTGACCGCTCGGCGCCTTCGCTGGTTGCAATTCGGAAGGCCGTGCGAGCAATCGCCCAGTCTTGGTACGCCTCGGGGATCGACTCGAACGGCAACTGGTACGAGTACAGCACCTTGATGTCACCTGTGAAGGTGTCAGTGTTCTCGTCAAGGTCGTAGAGAAAGTCGCCTTGCCTGACCAGATTCTTGTTGGAGTCGGTTCCGTAGGTGTCAACGCCGAAGACTGTGGTCGACTCGAGCGTGGTCACGTCGTACTTGTTGGACCCGTCGGGGCTAAGAGTCACGTCGTACTTGGTGTTGAAATGCCACCCCTGCCGCTGCATCGCGCGGTCTTCATCTTCAAGCACACGCTGGATTCTGGTCGCCACCGGGCCAAGGCCGAGCGCTGACACCGGCATCTTGTTGAGCCGGCGGAGCACGTCGTTGACTGCTTCAAGTGTGGTTTTCATGGTTACCCAAACATTGCAATTTGAATGTGTTTGACAGACGAGAAGCCAGTGAAGAAATACCACCCACCAAACAAGTCCACTCGCGCGTTGCTGCCGTGGTTGAACCACGGCTTGATAGGCAGGACGTTGCTGCTCGAGTCAAGATAGTTGACAAAGATGGGGAATCGCCTAGCGAGCAACTGTGGATTTAGGTTCACTCGGATTGTGGACTGGAACCCGGTGTCGCCGGTAATTGACACGGACGAGATACCTACAGCGTTGGTCAATGTGAAACCAGGGTCGCCGGTAGTAAACCTGTATTGGTTTCCGGATGTTTGAATGTCTTTGGCCGTTCCAAGTGTGATCAAGGCGTGAAGCCTGACCCTTTGGTCATACGCCTCGCCGCCGATAGTCAACGAACCAACAGACGCGCCGCCGCTTACAGACAACGAACCCGAAGAAACAGAGCCAGACGAGCTGACGCCAGTGCAGTTCACTGTTCCAGCGTCGATGATATTGCCGCCGTTCAGATCAAGACTTTGACCAATCAAGCCGGATCCGGCCGTGACGTTTCCAGTCGCAACGATGTTGCCTTGACCAGTCAACGTGCCAGTCGCCGTGAGAGTTCCGCTCACTACCGTGTCTTCAGCCAGGGTCACTGATGAAGCAGCGTTGGCTTCGATCGTGTCGACACGGAGCGTGCTCATGGCTCTTGATCTCCAGGATCAGGTGAAGGGGCAGTCCAGCCCCATTGCGTGTTCAGAATTCCAAGGTCGCTCCCGTCGACGGTTCCGTTCCAGTCGAGGTCGGATCGCTGGGCGTCAGTTCCCCAGTCGGCGAACAGGAGGCCGCGATCCTCGCCGTTGACCTTGCCGTCCTCGTTGATGTCACCCACGGGATACAAGCTGATCGCCCAGTCGATCGGCACGACCTCCGTCTGGAGCGGCCCGACAGCAGTCTTCCACTGGGCGACGATCAGCTTCTGCGACCACTCCCAGCAGACCTCTCCGTCTGTCACCACTGGCTTCTTGCCGTCTGGAATCTTCCACCGCATCTGGAACGTGTGAAGCCGGTTCGAGGCCGTCTTGTTTTCGGTGGTGATCTCTCCTTCCATCTGCCACTCCCAGTCGGTGGTCTCGATGGTGTAGATCACGTCGGTCTTCTTGGTGGCATTATCGTCGTGGGCTTCTACCACCCAGATCCCGTCGAGAAAGAGTCGGGTGGACTGCATGGCGGTCAGGGCTACTGCGCAGATCGGGACTTGCATTCCTGATTCTCCACACTTTCTCGAACGAGAAACTAGGGCAATTCAAAGTCGGACTTTCAATCGCCCTTGTGACAAACCGTTGTGCGGCAGGTCTTCTGACCGTCGACTCATCACGCGGGCGGGGCATCCTGATCAGGCTGCGGGTCGTACTGAACGGCCTTGAGCGCAGTCGCTGCCGCCTCCAAGGCACCGGCGGTCACGATCAGTTCGTCGATGAGGCCGTCGTCAACTGCGGTCCGAGCCTGCGTCTGACTGAAGATATACGCCAGCCGGTTGACTCGCGTGTTGATCGTGTTGAGAGCGGACTCGATGGCCGCGAATTGCTGAAGTCTGTCCATGAGAGATCACCATTCGAAGATGTGAAGTCGGACAACGTCGCCGACGTTCAGGGTCTGGCCTCCGCCAAGTTGTGTAGCGCAGTTGTTGTACGAAGGCTGCGATCCGCCGATGTAGAAGTACGGAACCGTGTAAGTGGATCCAACGATCTCTTGGAAGTATGCGTATCGCCGGAAGTACAACTGTGCTTCTGTTGAGGTAGGGAATTCCGCTTGGTTGGGATCTCCAAATGCGCCAGCGGTTGCACCGTAGTTGACCGCTTCCGTACCACAAACGATTCTTGGGCTGCCCGTACGCCAGAAACCTTGCGGGAAACTATTGCCACTCGCCACAATGTTCTTGGCAGCGTAGTTGTTCGTAATCGTGGCAGACCAAGTGCCCGTCGCAGGCTTTGCGGTGATCTCCCAGTCCTGCTCTTGAACCTTGGTCCACCCGTCAAAGTCTCGCCAGTTCGCAGCATTGCCGTCGTATTCGGTCAACCCTACTTTGACGATGCTCTTGGTTGCCCCAGCAAGTCCCTCATTCGGTCCATCAATGGAATAGATCACGTTGTATGTGATCGAAGCGGTGTCTCGTGTGTAGAGCGGATCCTCTCTTTGGAGGACAATCCAGCCGCGAGCAGTGTTGTTCCCTCCGAACTGCCGAAGGTCAGGGAACTCCTGCCAAACAGCGATGAATGGCGGGTAGTCGGCCTCGACTGCCGCAGGCGATGGGTTGTAGTTGGTGTCCATCGACTCGTCCCGGCTGAGAGTCGCCAAAGGATACTGAGACGAGTAGGTGACCACACGGCTGCGGATCCACTGAGTCGGATCCCAGGTGACGCTGCCAGACTGAGCCACGATGATCTGCTGGTCTACGTTCTGTGGGAACGTGGTCGGCTCAGGGGCCCGCCCGGTATTGAAGCCCATGTCAAAGTAGATGCCGTCTGCAAACGTGTCCCAGTCGGATCCACCGGCTGATTGGACCACGCTCACGAAGGTCATTGCGTGTATTCCACCGAGATCTCAAGGTCTTCTGCACTACTGGTGCTGCTGATAGCGACCGTCAGTCGATCGCCAGCAGAAACAGATGCGTTGAAGATAGACGTGCTTGTCGCCTGGACACTGCTGACAGCAAGGATGGCCTGCGAGTTAGCACCATTGGCAAGCAGTAAGTTGCAGGTTCCAGCCGAGGTTTTTGCTGTGACTCTTGTCACCGTCCGAGCGGCAGGTGCATACGGTTCAACCGTGTAGGTCTTGTCGCTTGGGGTCTCAATGAACATCGCGTACGAGTCCGAGACCGCAGGCAAGTCGTTGTTGAACTCGGACAGGCCGATCGAGTCCCGATCCACGAGCCGGTATTCGATCGATCCGCCGCCGGGCTGGTGCTTGTACAGAAGCGCGCCGTTGCCGGGGCTGCCGGTCGTTGTCGACACGTCCCCCAAGTCGTTCAGGTCGATCGCGTCTGCGTGCTGGGTGACGCTCGACTCGGAGATGCGAGCGTCGGCGAACGTGCCGCTGGTGATCTTGCTTGTCGACAGGTCGGGGATTCGCAGGATCGAGAAAATGCCGCTGGTGATGTCGCCGGCGTCGTGGGTGTGGCTCGAGGCCGCAAAGTTTCCGCGTGTGCCATCTGCCAGCGCATACTGGGTATGGTCGTCGTCTCCAAGACCCGCCAGCGTTCCGTGGTCACTCGTTGCACCAAGATCGTTGTTGAACTCCGACAGGTTCACCGACGACAAGTTGGTCAGTTGCGTGCCGTCGATCGACAGAGCAGACTCGTGCTGGGTCACGTTGGACTGGGCGATTCTTGCATTGTCGAATGTGCCAGACGCGATGTCCGTCGCGCTCAGTGAGACGTTTCGCCACTCGATCCCGTTGTAGTACAGGATCTGCTTCGCTGTCGGGGTAGTGATGCTGACATCCGTCAGGTCGTCAAGCGCAACAACTGGCGGGGTTAGGGTGTCAATCAGCTCGTCGACAAGGATGTCAAGAACGAGAAACGAGCATCCCGCAGATGGAACATTCTCAAGCGTGACGGAGGCCGCAGTCTGTGTGCTGACTTCGACTGTGTTGGTTGAGTCGTGTGTGCTGGCGATGACGACGTACTCGTTGTCGTCGACCGCCGTCGTGAACTCAAAGGTGAAACTTCCGCCACCGTTGTCGGTGTACGCCTCGACGTTCTTGGTCGAACTGAGGGCGGACCCGTCGAACTTTGCGAACGCAACGATGTGCGGCTGAATCTGCACGCCCTGAACGTACATCGTGTTCGCGTTGACAGCGCCGTCACACGTCAGCGTCCCGCAAGAGAGGTTCCCAGATACGTCCCCGTCGCCGTTGATGTCGAGCAGAACAGACTCAAGCTCTGAGGTCGACTCGATCTTGCCAAGAGCAGTGATTCCTCCGGTGCTGGTCGTAGACCCTGTGATCGAGGCGCCAGACTGCAGCCTGGCTTGATCAAGAATCTGGACCGTGCCGGTGGTGTTGGCCGCGATCGTATCGACCTTGAGGGTGCTCACGCCGGCGCCCCCTTCGCCGCGTCCTCAACCGCCTTGGCGATGGCTTCTGCCTCACGCTTGCGATCTCCGGGCCGCTTGAGGAACAGCCCGGTCAGGAGCGACATGGCGCCGACCGCGATTGCCCCGCCGGGCAGGGTCGAGATCGGACCGCTTGCCGCGGCGATTCCAGTATCCACGATGCTCATCAGAACGGCGGCTCGCTCCCGACCGTTGGTGATCTCGGCCTGCAGACGATCCGTGTTCGTCTCCACGAAATGCTCCCAGTCAGTCCAGACCTGATCGGCCTTGCTGACTGGCACGGTCGCCTCAACAGCGATCGCACCCTGCACACCTTCGGGAGTGCTGAAGCGAACGAGGTCCTCAAGCTGGCAGCCAGCGGCTGTCGCCACGACCAGCACCACAATGATCAGACCTGCGACGCTGTAGGTCAGTCCGCGGTTGGTCTTTAGGCAGTCCAGAATTGCGTTCACGGTGATCTCCAGGTGTTGTCGACAAGATCCTCGACCTTGTTGAGACGCTCGAGAATGATGTCTTGCCGCGTGCCGATCTTGGTCAGCGCTCGATCGTGGTGCAAGTAGACGCCCATCAAGGCAACCAGCACCGTGGCAACGCTCGCGATGATCCCGAACCAATCACGGATCGAGAGGCTGACAGTGTCGCATGATCCGACCCGTGTCATGTTTCGCTCCAAAACAAAGACCCCCCCCGCCTCACAAGTGAGGCGAGGGGGGCCGAACCAGTATCAGCGAATCAGGACGAGCGCTGCATCATGATGGCGCCAGAACACCAAGGCGCAAGGACGCCGTAGCCGACGTGCATCTGAGCCTTCATGAACTTGACGTTCCGACGCTCATCGTCCTCGATGTGCGTCCGAATGCCCTGCGCCTGAACCATGCCAACAGCAGCCGAACCCATCGACGCACCACACAGAGCGATGGCAGCCGGGCGGGCCGTGCCCGAACCAGACGCCGACAGCGAACAGTTGAAGTCATACTTCGCGAAGTTGCTGTCGATGAGCGCGTACCGGCCGTCGGTCTTGGTCGTCCAGTAGCCGGGAAGGTTGTTGGAGGTAATGAGCTGGAAACCCTCAAGCACACCGATCGCTCGGCTGTTCAGGGTGCCAGCAAGCGACGCCTCGTTGAAGTCGCGGTTGAACACGTCAGTTTCGTGGCGGAGCAGCTTCCGAACTACCGGGGGGATGAACAGATAGCGGCCCTGCTCAGGAACATTGTCTTCGTCCATGAGCTTTGCGAGTTCCGCGACGTCGTCTCGGAAGGCGCCAGATCCGGTGGAGTTGTCCTGATACGCCTCGGTTGCAGCGAACGGGTTGGTGGCATCCGAAACGTCACGGGTGACACTGTTTCCTCCGGGGAAGACACCAGACACCCCACCCTCAAGCGCCGCAGAAAGAGCCACCGCCGCGATCTTCCGATCGTTGTCGGTCGCCAGGCTTCGAGCAAGCTTCTGGGCGTACGGCCCAAGCACGTCGAAGTGCGACAGGTTGAGATCGGCGAACGGCACGTCAATCGGCGCGACCAGAATGTCGTCGACGCGGATGACCCGCTCGGACATCTTGATCTTCTTGCCGGTGATGAATTCGCCGGGAGTGTGGTAGCCAGCGTTGAGTCCGCCCTCGGCGAGGGCCTCATCAAAGGTGCCGTCTGCCGGGCTGTCGGTGTCGTTGAGATCGGTGGCGTTGAAGAGATCGAGGTCGTCCCCGATCACCGGCCACTGCGCCTCATGCCCACCATCGAGCTGCTTCTGGGCGATGAACTCGCCGGCCCGATCGTAGAAGACGGTGTTGACGTAGAACTGCTCGAGGACAGTGCCCGAGAAGATCTTGAGCGCGAGCTCACGCTCGTTGGCGCCGAAATCCTTGGAGAGGGTACGGGTAGCACCGAAGGGGACCGCGGTAGGTCCACCACCAGCGCCGCTGGGAAGGTCGAGAGAAGCCATGTCTCTGCTCCTTGTTCAGGGGTTGGGTGAGAGAACGCGACCGAGGTGTCTCCGGTTTCAGCCGGCACGCCGAGGCGTGGTCTCCGGCCTGGCCCGAAGGCTCATAGCGTTGAGTTAGAACGTGCCGCTACTTACGGCATCGTCCTTTTGAGAATCTTTCTTACGCGAGCCATGCGAAGTCGCATTGTTCGTAGTCGATTTAGTCGCCAGTTCGGACTCGAGATCAGCGAGCCGTTGACGAAGATCCGCGTTGTCCGACTCAAGCTGCTCGGCCTTGGACTTGCGGGCGACAAACGTCTTGATTGCTGCACGGAACGCATCCTCCTCGGTGCCGCCGACATCAGCGTGCTGAACCTCGCGGGTCTGAATGTCCTTGAACTCCGCTCGGATCATTCCGGATTCAGCAAGTGTGGTGAAGGCGACCCGCAGGCCGTGCTGCATTTCTAGGAGCGCCGCCTGATTCGTACACCATTTGTTGGTTCTGAACGTCATCGGTCAATACCTCGAAGGATGTGCTGTGGAGTGTTCGCGAGACGTCGTTGGAACGCCGCATCGAAACCATTCTTTCTCGCCTTGCCCATGGCCTCGATGAACTCATGCACACTCTCGAATCCAGACGCCGCATTGGGCATTGCCTGGCCATTGACGAGCTGCGAGGTGAAACCCTGTCCGCTGACGTTCTTCCAGTCGAACATCATCTCCTTGACCGCTGCACCTATCTGGCCAGGGTCGTCCGCCATTGTCTGGAATCTCTCGAGTTGACTCTCGTCATAGTGGTTGTTTGCCCACGCGAAGAGATTCTCCAACTGCTGTCGGCCGCCAGCCAGTGAGGCCGCCGCTTCTACAGCTTGCTGCACCTGATAGTGGTTGTTCTTTGCCATGGCCTGCTGGCCGCGGAGAAAGGTGTCCACCACCTCCTTGCCGAGACCAACCTTCCGCAACGCGGTGTACTGGTCTTCGGTCAGGGTGCCGTGCTCCTGCCAGTTGGTGGCAAGATCTCCGCCAGTCACGCCGGCGTGCTGGAGCAGGCTCTCCACATCCATCGATGCGAAGTCTGGTCTGGAGGACTGGCTCTTCTGAAGCTCCGTGTAGCCCCGCTCCAAATCCTCAATGGATTTGTACTTGCCCGCGTACATCCGAGGCTGCGTCTCGGCGGCCTCAGACATAGACACATCGGCGGTCATGCCAGGGTCAGGGGGCGTTGTTCCTTGTTGTTGAATGGACTGGGTAGGTGACTCGCCTTCAGGCATTCGGCATCTCCTGCATCGCGGCCTGCTGAATCGCAGCACCGCCCGCTTGAATTGCTTGCTCGGCGGCCATGCCAGCCATGGCCTGCTGCTGCATCGCAGCCTGCTCCTGCTGCACCTGCTCCTCGGTCTTCACAAGACCTGGTTCGTAGATGCCGCTGTGACGTACGAGTACGTCGAGAAGCACGCCGCGATCGATGCGGCCAAGCATATCCGGTCCCATATTAGCAACGGTCTGCAGGAGTTGCAGCAGCTTCTGCTGATCACCCTCGCGGGACAGAGCCGAGATGCCGGTGACAGCCTCGACCTCGACCGAGTCGTCGGGAAGCGACGGGAGTGACCCGTCGCGAGTGAGCTGGTACTGAAGTCTCTCGATCAGTGGGATCTGCAGGGAGTCCGCAATCGGAGCGTATACGCCGCCAAGGGCACCCTCAAGTTCCATCGCCACACGTTCGACATGCAGGCGGCTCGCTCGCTCGTAGGTCGGAAGCTGCTCGGCCTCCATCATCATGACCTTGGAAATGTCGCTCGCGATCTGGGACCGCACGGTCTGAACAACATTGAAGTCGCCCTGCTTGTCGTTCTTCAGCAGGGCTACATCTGACACCTGACCACCTTGCACTCTGCCCTGAATGACGGAGCCGGTGGGGAGGGCAAGGTCCTGAGGCCGGACCTGACTCGAGTAGTCCGTGACAAACATGAACTTCGAGGACATTGCCGCGAAGTCGAGCAGCCGCTCGGTCAGCTCGTTCAACGCCCGCACATCGCCAAGGTTGTCTTCGATAATCCCACGCCCGTAGTGGGCGGTGGGCGGCAACTGGTACGGCACCGGGAAGTACGGGGTGAACTTCTCCTCACTCGTCACAATGATTTTGCGGTTGATCTCCTGCTCGATGACCCAGGCCTTCGAGATGGGCTGCCACATGATTCGCGTGTACAGCTCCTCCATCCGATCGGTGGTTGGCTTCGCAGCCGCCTCCTCAGCGTTGATGCCGGCAAGCATCATTTGCTCCTCGGTCAACGTCAGCGGGTCGATGTGCTCACGGGTGATCATGAACCGGACGTCGCCGCCGGTGTCCCGGTTCACGACATAGTTGTCGCGGCGGTGTACCCGGATCTGGTACTCGTCCGTCATCTGAATCAAGACGTCGCCGGTCACAAGAAGCTGCGAGATTGCCGTCCGCATGCGGGATCGGAACCCGGCTCGGCGGGCGTTGGTTCCCCCCTTGGCCTCATCCCGCTCGAGGCGAGACATGATCACCAGCTCGTGAATCCGCAGCCGATCCTCGAATGCCTGCAACATTTCCGGATCGACGTCAGGGTCGTACTTGAATCGGGATGCCGCTCTCAATTTGAAGAACGGCATCCCAGGAGGAAAGAGGGCGAGCAGAAGACGCCCCTCGAGGTTGGTGATCCCGCGAGTCGCCAACGCCGAGAAGGTCTGAGGCAGGAGCTCCCCGTCATCCCACCCTTCAGGCGGCAGAATGTGGGGCTTGCTGAGGGCCGCACAGAGACGCGCCCGGTCGAGTGACTCCTGCCGGTCAGCGTCGTGCTGATCGAAGGTCGACCGGATACATCGCTCCATGTCAGCCTCCGTAGTTCATGCCGGATCCAGACCCGAAGGTAGGGATCCGAAGGCGGGCGCGGCCGGTGCTTCTTCGGCGGGCTTCGTCAAACCGAGCCTCTTCGATGAAGGGCTGCGGGTCATCGGGGACCTCAGGCGGCTCTGGGAGTTCCGGCGCAGGCGGAGGCGGGGGGGCGCTACCCATTCTTCTGACTCCTTTCCTTGAGTCGGACAAGTTCATCCACAATAGACCGACGCCCGGCCTCGAACATGAGTTCTTGGATCCGGGCGTCAGGGAGCGGGGGGGCGTCAATGATGGCGATGGGGACCTGCTGGTCGAGCTGGTCAATCAGCTCGACGACAGTCCTCGGCAGGGAGAGCGGATAGCCGGGGGTGCCAGACATGTCCGTTCTCCAGTAGGTATCGGCACAAGGCCGGGGGATTCCACGGTTCTTTCTCGAAGACTACGCCCACTCGAGCAAGGAACACAAGAGCCACGTCTACGCAGGTCTCAACCCGAAGGGGCCTCCATCTACCGCCTGTACAGAACATCGCTAGATGTGATACAAGAGCCTGAGTTGTTGTCGTCTCCTGCACGCAGGCTGATCCTGCAGTCCAGTCGGAAGCCCAAGACCAAGGAATGGGGTTGGCCGCGAATTCAAAGCAGCCGACGACACCCTTGTAGCCTCTGGCAAATGCCCGCACTGGGTAGATCGTGGTGTGTGTCCACCCGACGTCAAGCACGGTCCCGCCATGCTCAAGCAAGATGTGTCGGCAGCGAGTGTCAAACCAACGGCCGACCAGCTCTGTCCCGCCAACCTGCGTGAGCCACTCTGGATGTTTCCGCCACCAGCCTGGTTTCAGGCGTGAGGTGACATGCGACAAACGCACACCCTCAGCGAACCAGACACGAAGTGTTCCATTGTCTGGAACGCTGGCATCAGGAGAAGAAGTACTCACTGTTGCGGATCCTTTCGAGGTCAAGGTTCCCATACTTAGGAGGCAATGGGATGTCGGCCGCCGGGTAGATGTCAGCCCACCTGGTGCAGATCCTTGAGATCTGGTCGGCGCCGTGCATTTGGATCATCGTCTCTGCCAGCACCTGCTTCAATTCATCCGCGTGTTCCGCATGCGTCCACGCTGAATCATGCACGCCGGCAAACGCCCGCTGGCGTCGCCGCATCTCAATCGCAGTCATGCCGAGGTGTGCCCCATCCCAAGAGTGAACGATGTTCGGCGGCAAGCCTTGCTTCTGCTTGGCCTTGTAGACCGGGCAGTCTTCGGTGATCTCTAGAAGGTTGACCTCCTGCAATGCTGTCCGAACCTTGCCAGTCCTTCCTTTGCGGTACGGCTGCACTGCCGTGAACCCCAGCGGTGTGGGCCACTCAATCGCACGGTTTGGGTATGTCTCGTTGATTGCTTTGGCGGACGCCTCGATCCAACGCATCACCTGCTGCGGCCCGCTGAAGACATGATCAATGGCAGACCGAACATTCGCTGCCACATATGGCGCCACCAGCCTCGCATCGTCCTTTGCCACTCCTCGTGATCGGAGTTCGTCGCGGATCTGGTTGCGCATACCGACAAAGGTCACGTTGTAGTTCGAGGTCATCACTGGCTGCTTGACAAGCTTGCGGTCAAGGTGCGGCATTGCAAGCCTTGCCACTTCTTGTGTGTCCGCGGCCACGTTCTCAAGCACAGCGCGAAGAACTCTGGAGTAGGCGTCCATCGGCTCTGCGGTTGGGAGCAGGTTCACCCATTTCCCACCATCCTCGTCGCGGCTGGCCGCACAGTAGTGCTGCATGCCGTTGCAAGTTCCATCGAGCTGGACCGGCAAGCGTTCCCCGTACTCGTCATCGCACAAGGCGAAGCACGCCGCCAGGAACTGCCACGGCTCATCCGCCTTGCTCCACAGATCGATGGTCCGAATCGGGTCCTCATAGATCCGTCGAATGTCTGACCGCATCTCAATGATTCTGGCGTCCCGCGCATCAAGGCTCATCTTGTCCAAGCCCCAGCAGTTCGCCGCATGGATGCGAAGCCACCGCCGGCCAGCCTCGGTCAGCGGAACCGGCTCGGCAAACAGCATGAGCGACCGAGGGACGTCGTGGCCGTGGTGGTTGAGATGCAACGGGATCGGGTAGAACCTCCCGCGGAAGTCGATCTGGTGCGGTAGATACCACTGCCCAAATCCCCGCATTCGCTCGGCCACGCCAATCGTCTGCACGAACTCGGCTCTCCAGCCGGCGTTCTTCGAGTTCACAGTGTGGACCGCATGGGCCTCGGACTTCCACGCCTTGAGCACCTCTTCCGATTCGTCAATGCCATCAGGCCTAGGTGGCAGCGGCACCTTGTCGGCCGGAGGGATCTTGCCAACGCCCCCACCCATCTCAGACCAAACGACCTGCATCACCTCGGCGACTCGGTCATTCACGGTCCACGCCGTCGCATTCATCGCGTTCATGGCCTCAAGCAGGCGGCCATGGTCCGACTCTCGAACCTTGCGGGTTTGCTCCTTTGTTGGCTTCGCGATCAGAGGCGTGCGAACCTTGACGTACCCACCCTCGGCCTTGTCACTCCACGGGTAAGGCTCGACCACCATGGGCAGAAACCTCGGTCGCAACTCAGACCGAAACGCATGCCCGTCTTCGATGACCTGATGGGCGGCGTCGGTCAGTTGAATGGCGCCGACTTTCTGATTGTTATGCCAGATCTTGACATGCTGGAAAGCCCGCTCCCACTTCCTGTCGACCTCGAGCAGGCACGTCTCGATTGCAAGCCTCGCCATGCAGGAGCCTGTAGCAATGCAGCCTCGGCGATTCCAAACCGGCTCTTCGAGGACCTGCTTCGCGAACTGGTTCAGGCGGCGAGGCGTCATCCTCCGGTAGCGATTGGCGATGCGGTTCCAGTCGCATTCATCATGTCGCTGCAGTTGCTCGGCGTGGATCTCCGACACTACCGCATTGCCGATTGCGTAGAACCCACGCACAACCAGGTCCCCGTTCGGTTCCAGCAAGCATCGACCCAGCATGCTGTGCAATGTGATCACCGCAAGCTTGTCTGCCTTGAGCGACATGACGATCGGGCCGTGAAGACGGCGGCCTCTCGCCGATTGTCCCGCAAGGATCTGCCGCTGCTCCTCTCGGATTGCCTGCCGCAACGGCTCAAACCAGTAGACCAACAGCCGCTCGACCGGCTTGAGGCTGGCGGCGTCGCCACGCTCGGTCGCTTCACGAACCAGTTTTCGGTATCGCTTCACGCCAGCGGAGATCGCGTCGATCTCAAGTTCTACTTGCCGACCAAGGTGTGAGCCGGCGACGATGTCGCCAATTTCAAGGGGTGCCACGCACAATCTCCGTAGTGACGAATCGTGTCCCCTTCTTCTTGACGACGTGCAAGTCAAGCCTTGCGTACTTCACCCAGAGTTTCTTGTCCCGTTTGAACTTGGCCGTCTCGAC